CCAAGGACCAGGAGTGCCACGACCTGGCTAACAAGATGCTGAACGCTGTGTTCGACGGAGAGGCCACGTACCTCAAGGACTCAGGCACGGAGAAGACTCTGACGGCTGGTGAGACAGCCTCTATCCGACGGCTCTACGAGTCCATCCCAACAGACATCCAGACCAACGGTCTGTTCCTGGAGGGACTGAACCGTGAGCCCAAGTCGAGCGACAAGTCCTCTGCTCTGCAGAAGCGGCTGGTCAGGTTCTACCTGCCCAACACGTACCCAGAGGATCGGGCGTTCTGGGACAAGATGACCTCGCCGCACATGCTGGGTGCATTCCTCGCTGTGCTCATCGATCACTACGTGAGCAAGTCGGACTCGGTAGCCAAGCTTGCTCCAACCTCGAGCTCACGTGAGCTCATGCTGGAGTACAAGCGAGTCAACGATGTCTCGATGCAGTTCCTTGAATGGGTCGAGTCCAACGACATCCTCGGAGCCAACGGCCTGATCGACGAGGACTTGATGCACGTGGCCGAGCAGTTCAAGTCGTGGAGGCTCACCGAGTTCGGAGAGCTGAACGACTGGTCCATCCCTGACATCGAGAGTCGACTGCGCCCGTTGTTCGTGACGGAACGAAAGTCACGTCGCGTCGGGTCGAAAGTACTGAAGACCAGAGTCGTCAGCGCACTACGCCCGGAAGCTCTGGAGTTCCTCAACCACATTCGAGAGGAGGCCCCACATGACGAAGACGCCATGGTGGGAGAGTGAGCTGTACTCGGTCTCAAGCCTGTTGCCACCGTTGGACATGGACTGGATGTCTGGGCCACTGGGCCCTGCATACGTTCAGGTCTACGACGACGGTCGCACAGCCCCAGGCTGGGGTGAGTCGCAGTTCATGGAGAAGTACATGAAGAGAGCGTTCCACAGCAAGAGGGCTCAGGTCATCTACGACCGCTACACCACACCCTTCGCGCTGGTGATGCGCTCGACGTTGATGGTCTGCATCGACATCGACGGGAAGAACAACGGCAGCCATGGGGCCAAGGGCCTCATGCTGCCACCGACGCTGGCCGAGACCTCCAAGAGCGGCAACGGCTGGCACCTGTTCTACACAGTGGACGACACCTGGGACGCACGTCTCGGGTTCGCCATGCTGCGGGACAAGATCGGTCTCGTACCAGGCGTGGACTTCCGTGCCGTTGGCTGCGTCTTCCACTACCCGCGACAGCAATGGAACACCCGCAAGCCGGCGAGACTGCCGGAGCACATCCTCGACAAGCTGCGTGAATCCACGCAGAAGCTCGAGCATTCCATTACCCAGATCCAGCAGACACTGGATTCCGAAGATGAGATGGAGATACTCATGATGCAAGAGCACGTCAGCTCACGCCTGACCGCACCGATCCCTGCCGGGAAGCGCAACAACACGCTGTTCGCCATCGGCGCTGAGATGAGCGCTGCTCACATCCCAGGCTGGCAGCAGCAGATCCTCGACCGTGGTGTCGAGGTCGGCCTTCCACTCGAGGAGGTCGAGAAGATCGTCCGCAACATCCAGAACTATGCGTGACCACACGCAGAGTGACACCATGGATGAGATCGAGCACACCATCTACAGCGGAGTGTGCAAGAACCACTACTGGTTCATCAAGTGCAGCTGCGGGTACGAGAGATTCCAGAAGGGAATCCACTACACGACCGAGCAGACCCCGGACGATCTGAAGCAAGAGCACCTGACTACGGTGTGAGAAGGAGGACCATCACCTACGGGTGGTGGTCCTTCTTCTTTTTTGGGGGTACCCTGTGGTCATGCATCTGGATGAGCAGAGCCCACCATCTGCACTGACCGAGGTGGAAGAATATCTGAAGTCAAGGTTTCAACCACAGGAGAAGAAGCGGCGCGTTCCGAGTACCTCACGCGCCGCAGGCGGCAGTACTGCCCGCATCGACCAACTCGTTCTTCCAGATGATGAGAGAGCGAAGTTGCCTGAAACTCGTGACAAGTATCTGATTCGGGAGAACCCGCACCTGGTGGCATGGGAGCGTGAGACGCGCAAGTTCCTGCGTAGGCTCAACCCCGACCACGGGCACCGTGTCTCCGCGGTCATGGTCTACGAGTGGGCAACCGGCATCGACGTGGCCGAGCTCTACGAGAACGGTGGCAACTGCAATGCCGACCTGCGCAAGCTGAACAAGCTCCTGTTCTTCTACTTCGGCAAGCCCTACATGACCTACATCCTGGGGCGCAAGGTACCGAAGGCATACCGCGTGCCCCCGGGCTGGTACGTGAAGCGGCACCGTCCCATGACGCTCTCGCTGTACCACGAGTTCGCCAACAAGACCCTGAACCCCTGATGCCCATCAAGGAAGTCCTGCCCGACGGGACCAAGGTCTACACGAATGGCTTTCGCTACACGCCTGTCCCAGAGGACAAGCGCAAGTACCGGAAGTTCCCACCGGGCACACAGTGGATGCATGGCAAGCCATTCGGCCCGCTACCCGTGCTGCCCGACGACGACCGGGAGCTGCCGTGGACACGACCAGACTCCGAGGCGATCGACACGCACAAGCTCGGGTGCATGTGCCGCATGTGCCGAGACGTGGATCGGGTGAAGCGGCTGAAGCAGGTACGTCTGCTCAGAACCGGGCGGTGACCTGAACCTCCTCGTCGTACTGGGCCCCGCCCTCGATCCGTAGGATGATCTGCTCGATGGACTTCAGGTCCTGACCCATGATGGCCTGGAGGTAGAGAGTCGCAGCTGTGCGGTCGAGCAGGTCCCGGCTCTCCTTCCAGACCATCTGGATGGTGCCGAACCGCTGGTCCCACAGCCATGCGATGCGGGTGTCCAGACTGCGCCTGTGTGCATCAGGTATCCGCGTTCGAAACCGATGCTGCGGTACGAGCTCATTCGACATCTCTCGTCGCCTCCCTGCCCGTCAGGTCACGGATGAGCAGGCTCTCCCCGGTCGGGCGCAGCGGCCGAGTACCAGCCCGTCGCTTGCCGTCGAGTCGGTCCATGATGATCTTGCGTGCTCGGTTGGCTTTCGCCGGCGCACCCGGCACCGAGTGGTCCGGGCGATTGGCGATGTCGAACAGCGTGCGCGCCACGAGCTCGTGCGCCGGCCAGTCGAGGTTGTCGTCGTTGACTGGCTCGGGGTAGTTGGCCACGTGCTGCAGCGCCTGCCGCACCGTGCGCTTGGTCTGGCTCATGCCGGGTCCTGAGCACGGACGGACGGGGCCAGGTACGGCAGCAGGAAGCTGAAGCCCGTCACGGCCACGCCCATGATGAAGGCCGTCACCGGGGACGGCACAGTGTCAGGTGTCCACCACAAGGTGCCTGCGCCCCAGACCAGGAAGTCGCCGACGACGACACCACTGATGCCTCCGACGGGTGCGGCCAGTGCCTTGGGTTCTACGGGTCGTCTCATCGTGGGCCTCTCCTTCTTGTGTCGCGGCACGTACTCATGTGGCTGGCTGCCAAACACCCGACCAGTCCTCTACGTAGCTGGAACTGATCGCCGCGGTACCGCCAGGATCTGCGTAGAACTGACCGCCGAAGAAGTCGAGCTCCTTGGTGGCCTGGACCGCGTAACGCAGCGTGTCCATCATGTGGCTGTAGCGGTCGTGCAGCGGCTTGCTCGTCCACTCCTGGAGCTTGGAGTTGAACTCGTACTTGTACTGCTCCATGCACTCGAGCAGCCAGTCGCAGTTGGACTTGTTCACCACCGTGTTGTAGAGCATCATCCGTGTCTGCTGGATGTCGGTGACCAGATCGAAGTCGTTGCTCCTGGCGTTGGGCAGCTTCCAGACCTTGCTGCTCTTGGCAAGCACGGAGATGTGCGGGAACTTCTGCCGCATCATGTCAGCCGGTGTGGTGTTCACCGCCTTCTCGTGGTGTTCCGCATCCCAGGGAAGAATGATGCGGGCCACCTTGGTGAACCATGGCTTCTCTCGGAGCACGTCGACGTAGTCGGGCAGGGCCTTGCCGTGTCCCTCCCCACAGTCCAGCAGGAACAGCCGGCCGTTGAACCACTGGAACGCCAGCCAGCTGGTCGCATCTGAATGGATGCCCGACGCCCCGATGTCGAACACCACGTAGATCGGGTGCCCGTCGTGGGGGTTGAAGTCGTAGATGCGGCCATCGGAGATCATCGCCGTGAGCGCCTCACCGTAGACCGCGGCAGCGTCCATCTCCTCGAAGGAGCAGTAGTACTCCTGCTCGAACATCCGGGTGTTGCCGAAGCGCTTGAGGTAGGAGTCCTCGAT